TGGCCGTAACTCTCCAACAAGTCGAGCCATTTCCGGCCAGAGATCACGGTCATCTTCTGCGCCTCGCTGCTCCCCGGCTTGGGACCAGGGCTGGCAAGGAAACCCACCGACGATGATGTCAACTCTTCCAAGTCGATCTGTGTCGATGGTTCGCACGTCGTCGTAGATTGGCGTGTTGGGCCAGTGCTTTCGCAAGACGGCTTGGCAGAACTTGTCTTGTTCACAGAAGGCGATGGTTTGAAAAGCTCCTGCTGAACACAGCCGCTCCAGTGCATATGAGAATCCTCCGATCCCGCTAAAGAGGTCGAGCACATGAAGTGTTTTTTTTTATTCATCACCCAGCAACTTCCGAAACGTTACACTGCCCTGCTTGTAGCCGAGACCCCGATAAAAGCGGCCCGCCAGTTCATCGGATATGCCAGCGGATACCCCAAAGCTAATCTCTTGCACGCCTATGCTTTGAGCCCATTTCTCATAGGCTTTGACCAGCCTCACCGCCGCCATGCCACCCCGCGCATCGGGATGCACATACGTTAAAAAGTCACAGACAATTTTGTGATCAGGGCAAAAATAGTGAGAGCTTACAAAACCGGCAATTACGCCGTTAATGCCGCCCTCCGCCTCGGAAACAAATACGCCAAACTCTTTCTCACGCCCCACAGCCCATGCCGTATAGTTAAGAAGATGATCACGATCAAACTCGAACACGTTAAACACGCTCTCTCTATGCATGACGGCCCCGAGATCCACAATCTCACACACATCGTCGATCATGGCTCTTCGCACTGCCATTAGCTTAACGACTTCAACCCAAACGGATCTTCAGCTTCATAGGTTTGCTGCATCTGCGCGTCATGTGACGGCTGGATTTCGTTCATGCGCCCGACGACACATTGCAGAAACTGTAACCATTGCTCCTTGCTCAAACTTGCAAGGTCACTGATGCCAATGCTGTCAAGGTACTCGCCACCGGCTTTGCCGCTTTCGAGCAATAGCGCATTCTCAGCTTGTGAAAAGTCTGTCATTCGTCATCACCTATATATTTAAGTTTTACGCTGACTTGGTTTTTTTGCGTGTAGAATCGCTCAAGCTCGTCTCCATAGGTTGCTTTGACCGCCGCCACATCAAGGCGCTTTGGCGAGGTCTCTTGTATGACCGCTTCCCAAAAGGCACCCTTTTCTCCGCCCGACTCCTTCAGCGCCAAAACAATTTCAGCCTCCCGCGCCTTCATTATTTTTATCTCCCGGCGAACCTTCTCCAATCGATCAGGCAGCGGTAAATTTGTGCTCTCACTTTTGTTCGCTTCAAACGGTTGCATTGGCACCTCCATCTATCCAAATTGATTTATCAACAAGCCGATAGGTAACGCGGTTGCCCACATCATCAACATCAAGAACCTCGCCGCCAACAAATGCTGGCCGGTAACGCTGATCCGCGCAGCCCTTTATTTGCTTTTCAAAATCGAGATCCTGTTTGTGCCTTCGGCAGTGCCACGCGCCACTGGCAATCGGCTCAACCCAAACACAAGAGCGGCAATTCCTAAGCGGTGCTTTGCCTTCATGGCAAATAGAACTGAACTCGCACCAACGACACATATAGTAAGAGGGGGTCTCTGCTATCCGGTCAGGTAAGCGGTCATCACAGCCGTAAATAATATTTCGCGCACGCTCCACATAAAACAGAGCAGCTTCTTTATCAAACTCAGTGCGGCAACTGTCCCACTGTCTGCCACCGGCGCTGGCAACAACCATGTATCCGCGTTTGCGACCACGATACAGCATGTAAACCTGATGCTGTGCGTAGTAGGTTTCTGACCATGCTTTGAGCGTTGCCTTCTCACCTTGCTTTTCTTTTAGCTTTACAAAGTCCGCAAACCGCTTGTCACTCACACATTTGACTTCAAGGACGTGCGGCGTTTTCGGCGCTTGCACCAGATTAAATATCTCGCCGTCAAGATGCCCCACAAAGTGACCGTCATGGTCCATAACCTCAATCTGCTTGCCGGTTTCGGGGTCAACATCCATGACCGTAACCCCTGCCAAACGCAAACGCTCAATAACGAGGTCTTCAGTGCGATGCCCATCCGCAAAGTTTTTGAGTGTAATCGCATTGAAAGGCTTACCGCCAACCATCGCGTGCCGGTAAGCACTTTTGCGAGGACAGTCACCAATGGCGCTCATACCGAGATAGCCTCTCGGCTTGCGCTTTGCCTCTCTCTTTTCAAGCTCACGGTCAGCGCGGTCTAGTGTTGGGTCTGTGATTTTTATTTCCATGTCAAAATGGGGGGCAGCATAAGCCGCCCCCCGGGATCTGCATCAACTACGCCAGGGAGCCGCATTTGATGCAGACGTACCCGACTCAGCTTGGTGGGCCTGAGTCGGTGGAGCCATGTCATCCGGTTTCATATAGGAAAGGACTTCGTTTTTGGTGGCATCGTCTTTCTGCACTCCAATCCTAAAATTGAGAGCCTTACAAAGCATCTGCTCACTATCACGAATTTTTGTACCGAGCGCCTGTTCGATCTCTGCAAGCTTTTTCTTGGCAATCTCGACCGCAGCCTCCGATGTTTTGTGCCACAGGTTTAAATTGTCAAAAACGAGACGGTTATTTCCTAATCTAATCTGTAGGCTCAGATACTCATTGCCCGTAGCACTGGTGCGCTGCTCTGCCGCAACTATCTCACCGTCATAAATGCCAGGTGGCACCGGACTAAAATCATTTGTCTCTATGTTTGAGGTATCGAAATCTAATGCAACCATTATGCAGCTTCCTTTTTCTTGGTTATTTCTCCAATCAGTACACTCCAACTCAACGGCAACTCCGCTGGTATGGGGTATCGGCTTTTGGCAATGAATGCCGGTAGCTCTGCGGTGTGTAAAACCCGCTCACCGGTTCCAACTGGACGGGTGGACTTGCGCCCAAACCCGCCGTCAATCTGTTTGGTGCTTGTCTTATAATTTGCAAACCCGATGAGATCAGCGGACTCCATGCACACATCTGCGGCTTTTCGATGCAGCTTTATCTCGTAGCGGTCATAAGCCTCACTCGCAGGATCTTCAAATCTCTTAATATGAGAATGCGCCAGCATGATCACGGCCATGCCCTTGGCTTTTCTTAATTGGTTGAGCTTGTCCAAAAAGCTGCGCCACACGTCGAGCGCAAAGACATAGCCCTTGCCATAGCCGAGAGCTTCTATGCTTGTAATCTTTTGTGTTACGCAGATGCGCTGCCAGATTAAGGTTTCGAGCCAATCAAGGCTGTCAATGACAACCGTTTGATACTCATGCGTCTCATTTAACAGCGCATGAAGTGCGGCCTCGATATCGTCGTAACTCTCCGCCAACTCAAACCGGTGTGCGCCGACCACATCTGCGCCATCCTCCGTTTGTATAAAAATAGGTTTGGGCGCAGACGCACCAAAAGTGGTCTTCCCTACTCCAGCGGGGCCATACAAAAGCACCCTTGGCGGTGCCATGGCAGAGCCTTTAATTATTTGTGACAGCTTCACTCTTTTCCTCCTTCTTTATCAGTTTGAAAAACGTTTCTTCTTTAAGCAGATAAAGACGTGGAGAGCGGTCAGCCCTGACACACACAACATCTGCGTCATCTTGTTTGAATGCGTCATACAACAACTTGAACCCGGATTTTCTGCGCTTACATTCAAGGCGCAAATCCTCAACCACCACATCACCGGCGTAATCTTCGCCAAGCTGATTTTTGTATGCACCACTACCAAAGACTCTTCGCGCATCGAGCCCAGCGGCAACAGCCACCGCCACTACTTCATTTTCCAGTTCCCGGCCTCGGGCCTTGTTACGCGAAGACATTTTTATTCTCCCGCGCCAATTCGTAAGCCCGTTGCAAATCACCAACCGTGACTTGACCCTCGCTGACAAACTCAATAATTCTGGTGTGATCGGGGCTTGGGCGGTGTTTGCCGCTTGCCCAATAAGATATGCACGCGCTTGTTGTGCCGAAGAGTTGCGCTGCCTGTGCTCGTGTCAGGTTTTGTGTTTCAAGCCATTCTGAAAACAACATAGCGTATGTCCGTAACATTTCGTTACGTTTCGTAATACGCTAAAAAAATAAACAGTGCAATAAGTTTTATTTAATGTTACTAAAAGTTACATTTTGTGATCAATTGTGCATGACAGGGACATACACATGAACAAAATTAAACAATTGGCGGCTGCACAAAATATAACTGTGGCAGAGCTTGCAAGGCGCATAGGCGTTGAGCCGCATACGTTGCGGCGTTATACCCGCGCTGGTGGGGCAGAACCAAAGCCCAGCCTGGCGCAAAAAATATCAAAGGAACTCGGTGTGCGACTAGAAGAGGTAATGGGTATGGACTTTCCTGTCACAGCACCTCAAGACAAAAAGTTGCCGTTATATGGCGCAGCACAGGCGGGACTCGGCGCACAAATCATTGATATAGCGAACCCTATTGATCAGATTGATGCGCCGTCTTTTATATCGAATGTTACTGATGCCTACGCGGTTTACATCGTAGGCGATGCGATGATGCCGAGATTCAACGCCGGTGAGGTTGTTTTTGTGCATCCGCATCGGCCTGTTAAAAACGGTAGTGATGTTGTAGTGCAGCTTAACGTTAATGATCAGCGGCACGCCTTTGTGTTAGAATATGTGAGCGCCAGCGATACAAAACTGATCGCCAAACAGCACAATCCTGACAAACAAATAACCTTTGATTCGGTCAACATACATGCAGTACACAGCGTAATTGGCAGTTACTTCGGCTAAGTTTTACTTGACATTGTACGAAACGTAACATTTTATTACCTCAGATATTGGAGGTGAAAAGATGCTACGAGTATTTGGAGAAGCCTTAGTTTTAGCTCTTGCGATGGCGATGATTTATTGCGTGTTCATTGTTTTGTCTGCTTTTGATGATAGTTTATGGGCGAGTTGGGTTATATGACCGCTCTGCTGACGGTGTACGAAGCAGCGGAGCTTTTGTTTGGCAGTCGCAGCACAGTTGCTCATAAAAAAACGTTGCGCTTGATACACAGCAAACAAATACACGCTCTTAAAGACGGCCAAAGATATCTCGTGCCTCGCGCTGAGATTGAGCGCCTTTTTGGCCCCGCTGCATGAGCAAGATTTGCCAAAAATGTAAAGGCAACGGGTTTCTGCGCGATGGCGAAGTTATTACCTTGTGTGAGTGTTGCTGCAAAAAACCCAAGCAAAAAAACCAGCAACCCACCAGGCTATCAACCTTGGCTATAGCTGGACATCTGATTAGCAAAGACCGTGCTGAACAATACGGTTCTGCCTCAAAAAATTTTGATGATATTGCTCGGCTCTGGTCGGCCTATTTAGATCAAGACCTTACCAAAAGCGATGTGTCGTGCCTCTTGAGCTTACTCAAGATTGCCCGACTAAAACGTAACGCAAACCACGAGGACAGTTGGATTGACCTTTGCGGCTATGCCGCTTTGGGGTCTGAAATTTCTGACGAAAGCGAATAATCTAAAAGCAAGTCTTCGAGATTACCGGCAAACTTCCGCGCAATCTCCTCACTCTCAAAATTAAATGCTATGCCGTCACCGAGCGCGTCTTCAAAATACACGTCGGTGCCTTCCTGGTTTGGTTGGTTTTCTATTGTTATTTTGTATTTGTGCATTACCGTATAATCATATGAGGGCATATGCAAAAAGAAAGTCCGTTTTGTGGACTCAGGCCGCGCTGCGGCCTAAAAATCAAAGCTGAGAAAACCTAAGTTGTTGATTTAGTTAAATTGCTGGTTTTTTTTCGAGGCAATCAAGTCCACAAAAAGACCCTTACGTACTCAAATTACGTCTTTGATAACCTCGTTGTATGCGCTCTCATAAGTCTTACGAGTCTTTTCAATGTCATATGCTCTCATGCTTCCCACCGTTGACCCATGTTGCAGCAAAGCCATATCGGTCATTCCATATACTCTTCGGAGCATTCCCACTAGCTGTATCGTTTCTTTTTTAAAAATCATTTTTAACAGATTGAACCAGTAGTCGTCTTTGGTTTCATCGCTTAACTCATATGTACCTTTTTTACGTTGAGTTAGAATATTTTCTTTTAACGCTTGCGCCAAAAAATTTGTTACGACAGTCTTTTTTACGCCATATCGTTGTGCTGTGAGTATGAGATTGCCTGTCGTTATTGGCATATTGTTGCTAAATTTATTTAAACAGACTCTTAATATTGTTAGATAGGTTGGGTTTTGCGAAAACGACCGAAAACTCTTAGATACGCCTTCATCAGTTCGCCGCTCTATGACAGATAAATTGAAAGCGGTTGTCACTGAGTGCAATTGCCATCGGACAGCCTTTATAATCCCGAATAATTCTGCAAAGTTTTCTTCGTTTGAAAGTGCTTTGTACTCTTCAATAGTATCAACACTTGCCATCACCTTTGCTCTCGCGGTCATGCTTTTACTTTTTCGTGCCAACCTTTTTTGTATTCGCGTTAATCGTTCTCGTTGCTCGTTTTTCTCATTAGCTTCATTTTGTAAAGCTTCTATTTTCTTCCGAAGCTGTCGATTCTCTTCAAGTAGCTCGTGATATTTTTGCTCTTGTGTTTTCTCGCGTTGCGGAAACTGTTTGATATTATCCATTTTGACTTACTCCCTGTTTTATCATTTGCAGAGCTCCGGCTAATTGTGTGTCTCGCCGTGCGGACTGCATCCAGTGACCGTAAACATCTCGAGTCAGCATGATTGAAGAATGTCCCATCACCGTTGCAATGACGCTATCGGTCCACTGCAAATCAAACAATAGCACACTGGCATAGAAATGCCTCAGATCGTGCCAGTTCATTTTGTAGTCGCCGTCTCTTAGCTCGTCTTGCAAGCCAGCCTTTTTTATTGCTGGAAACAATCCAACCTTTCTCCACCGATTGATCGGGGGATAGCCACCGTCAACATATGGAAACACAAGATTCTGTTTGCGTT